TTCGTAAACTGTCTCAGCTACATCAATGTAATTTATTAGCTCTACATTCTCATTCATAGCATTTGTACTCCGTTTTTTTAATTATTCTCCTAAAATCATGTTTATTTGAGTTACCTAATGCATCATCTAAGTAAATATTGTTTAAATTCGATTAATTTAATTTTAAATAAATTATTGAATTAATAATATAATTATTGGATTTTATAATATTTTTATAGATCTTTATCCTTAGCAAATTCAATTAAAATTTAATAAAAAGCCCCGCCAATAATCGATATTTAGCGGGGCCATTTGCGCCGTAATACGTCCGGCAAACGATAAAACTAGTTTTTAGGTGCTCTAAGGATATTTAGAACTTTCTCAGACATATCATGTAAGTCAGATCCAATTGGCAACCAGAAATGGAACACCGTATTGTCGCGGTTAAAAACTTGCTTGTAGTACTCAGTTTTAAAAGATGGGTCGATATCTGAAGCTTTTAACAATCGCCCTTCTTTTTCAATCTTTTGCCCGTCAAGTTCACCACCAACACAGATATTCATTTTAAGTACCAGATTTTAATTAGACTGGACTATAGCACAAAATAAAAAAGCCCACCGATTGGCGAGCTCTTAAATTCATTCTGGCGATTACTTTACATTTCGCCCATTTTAGAAATCTTTATACTCAAGTGTATACCCAACTGTCAAGCGTAAGTTTCTTGACTATCAGGAAGTTCAAAACGGAATGATCGAGAAATACGCGTTCTAATTTCATTTTCCCATTCAGCAACGATTGATTCTCCAAACAGCTCAAATTTCTGATAACTCTTTATATAAGCTGTTTTGGTTGCATCAATGCCAGCAATATTCATTTTCTCTTTCAACGTATATGGTCGTTTTCCAGTACCATTACATTTTTCACAAAACCTTGCCCCATTTGGAAAGCCATTTAAACCAAATGTCTCAATTTTACCCAACCCTTGGCAGACTCCACACATAGCCTTAACAAAAACATGGCCACGCAAAATAATCTCAGCCATACCTTTTGCCAGATTAGTAAGATCACCTTGGGCATTAGTAGGGGTAAATTTTTTCTTTACCATTTCTTTATGAATCTCTACCGCTAATTTATTTCGCGCTCTGAAAAAATTACCTGATTTAATCTCACCACGAACAAACTCAACCTTGCCCGGAATATCTTCAATACGGCGTTCAGTTTGAAAATTAAAGTCATACTTACTGTAAAAAGTTTCAGTCTGTTTTTGTGCTGGGGTAATTATTGCGATTCGCTCAAAATCAACCTTTTCAATCAAGACAGTGGCCCAAAGCTTTGCAGCTGGCGATAACAGCGCTAATTCACCTAAAACTACATCTTTAGAAATTTTCTTACCTTCAGCTTTGCCTTGAGCAATAGCAAGGCGAAGTAACTCAATAAAATCAAACTTTTCAACCAACATAATCGCCTTCCTATTTACCCTTAATTAATAATTCAATTTGCTTTAATGCCATACCGGATTTCACTTGCTCTGTGCTGAACCGTAAAACTGTAAAACCCATCATTGCTGCGGAGTTGTATTTCTCCATATCCCCTAAATAGCCCTTACCTCTTGTGTGACGGCCTCCGCTCCAGATCCCGCCTTCTACCTCAATCAAAATCTTTGAACCCTTTATTAAAAAATCTGCTCTCCATTTGCGTTCAGGATGGAACTTATATTCCTGTTCAAATCCAATCTTGCATGCTCTTAAATGCGTTGCCAGAACCACTTCACCCACACTTGGTTGTCTGGCAACTTGCTTTGCTGAACGGCGCTTTTTATTTTTCTTTATGGGAAATAACTTGCGGTATTCAGCAATGCTGACTGATGACATCAAGCACCACCTTTGAGCACTTGCTCTATAGCTTTAAGGGTTCGAATCATTGCCATTTGTAGAAATTCATGATTGCCGCGCATGTCTTCTTCAACATACTGCAAAGCATATTGAGTCTCTTTTAATGCCCCATCTAAACGCTTTTGCAGCTCCTCCACTTTCGCTTGTTGTTCTTTTTGAATCTCCCAAGCCCACTTTCCAGATTTACCCTCAAACTCACTCATGGCTGGCTCCTTTTTCTGCATCACACATTTCACATTTATCTATATGCCCCCACCCATCATCTCGAATGAAGCCAAACCCCTTACAAGCCTTACATTTGACTTTCTTTTTCTCACCCACCAAGAAATATCGATCTTTCTGGTTGTAGGTAATATCAATAGAACCTGAGTAATAGCGCCTTAACGCCCCATCAATATGAAATTCGTGTGGACCTACACAAAACATCCACCCCGAATCCCCGCCGCACTTTGTAAACCATGTGAAATATGCTTCTCTCCATTTCACATAACGGCCAGACAGATGAGGAGTCAACAATTCAATTAAACGTGCTCTAAGCATCTCCATGCTTGCTGACATATCTCCATAGTGATATTCAAGATCGTAGCTATACTCGCCTGTGTTATATCTAGTTGGCATGAGATTCACCGCCTCCGTATATTGATTCGTGGTCGCGGATAGCAGTCATCACACGCTTAATTGAAATGGAACCATCTGGAATGAAGTCGCAAAAATCATCAAGAAAGCTCAATCTCCCATTTCCCACCATGCGAACATGCGTGTAACCAACATGCTTATCTGTCGTAATGAATGCAGGCGTTAGCTTCTCAACTCCACCTAAATCGTTGATGATTTTCAAAGACTCCACCAGACGTTTAAGCTCAACCAAATCTACAAAATACTTCTCACGATCTGCTGGGCTGATTTCTACACTTTGACCACATTGGAACTCATAACCCTCGTTCCATTCAGTTGCGTTATCGGGTGCTGAATCTACGATTTCCTTCGCGTATTGCAGTCCTTTATCTCTAATCAATTTAGTTGCTTTCATGGCTGGCTCCTTTCTCATCAAGCTCTTTACGCGCCAACCACCACCAAACCACCGCACCGCTAATAGCTGCTGTAAAAAATGAAATGAGTAAACCCCACGCTAAAATCTCGAATTTATTCATACATTCGCCCCATCAATTAGCTGAAGAATATTTCTAGGGATTGGCATACCCTCCCGACGGCACATCTCTGCGTATTCGTGTGGATTATCGAAAGGATCAGGGCCCAACTCTTTTATAAGCTCAGGCTCTTTTTCTTTTGCCTCAAGTTTTTGAACTGGTGCAGGTTTACGACCATTGATTTTTAATCTTTCCATCAATGATTTGAGATGCTTTTGAGCCTCGTCATTGCTCACAGGAACGTGTTTAGGTTCTTTGTGTTCTAGTTGTAGCGGTGGAGTGTAAAACTCTTGCTGACGGCCTTTTAACTGAGCTTTAGCAACCATCACGTTGTAGGTCCCGAAGAAATTATCTTGAGCTGCTCGCATTTGGCCGGCTTCGATCAAATACATAACCTCGTCTAAGGCGTACTTAGTGATTTGGGTAATAACCACGGAACGGTCAGTTGTAAACTTACATGCGCGAGACCAAGCTTCTTCTGGAGACATCCAACTTTCACCGATACACCAGGTGCGAAACTCGGCAAATGACGGCATAAAGCGTCCACCTGCTGTAAGTAAACGAGCAAGTGCGTTGTTAAATTGGTTTTGTTGAACGCCAACCAGTGTTTTAAGTGCGATTTGCTCAACCACTGACAGAGGAATTGCACTTTCGCCTGTTGCTGGAAATTGCTTATTGAACTGAGCAGCGTAAACAGTGCGAAGAGAAGCGATTAATTGACGCACTTCGTTCAAGGTAATCTCATGCATGACCTACCTCCTCAATCATTGGAAACTTTTTTGCTGGGGTTACATCCACGATTTGAGATTCGCTCTGTTCTTCAAAAAGATTAGCGAAGTAACCCGACTCTTGTGGTTTTTGACCGGTTGAAGTGATTTGCTCTTGTTTCTTGCGGTTTGCAGCAACTTGTTTCTCGTTGTTTTGAACCCAAGAGAACCACTTAACCAACCAGATGCTTGGTGTATTCAACGAACTTGATTCGTTTGCAAAGTACCAGTCACCGAAATTTTGAATCATGGTTCTCAAGTCGATTTCAGGTACCGAAACAAATCTTTGTTGAGCAAGTGAAATGAAATCGTATTGAAACTCGCTGTATTCAGAAATGAATTCACGCATTGAGTAACGCTTGTGATCATCGATCTGATACTGAGCAAATTGGATTGGTGTAAATTGCGAATTTTCTTCACGCGCATTACTACTACTATCTATATATTGGTTATCGGTTAACGGTTTATGGTTAAGGTTTTTTTGGCTTTCACTTTCAGAACCCAAAATTAACCCACTGGGTTTTTGTGGGTTTTCAGAATTAACCGAGTCGCCTTCACTTTGGTTTTCTTTTGGTTTTTCCTTACGTGGACGCCCACCTTTCTTACCATTTTCACGATTTTTATCCCCTACTTTTTGATAAGCGGCGATTTCTGAATCACAACGTTTGTTGTGAAACCCGTCTTCCTCTTCCACAAAAAACTCTTGCAGCACAATTAATACTGCATCCCTTTCTTCTTGGGTATTTGCACGTAACCGACGAAAAACCGACTGGGTTTCTTTGGGTAATGGTTTTTCATTCAAATAATAGAAATCGAGAGCACGGCGATAAAAGCACTCTTCAACTGGGCTAAGGTGCGCTGTAGCAACCATAAAGTCGCTGATATGGTGGAGATATTTATACATCAGTGACTGCTCCTAATTTTACAAGACCGCGCATTTCCAACTGACGAATAATTCTTGGAGGAATAAATTCGTTGTTGATTTTGTAGCGAATACGAGACTTTTCTTTCACCTGAATTAGTTTGTGCCCATCTTCCATGAGACGGCGAACTGCTATAGCCTGCCCCCCCATATGAGTTAATTCTTCAAGTTGATAAAATCTTTCCTGAGCCTCAATTGCGGCATTCATAACTGAAAGCGGCATGGCTGCTAATTCTTTAGCCGAATAGATCTTTACTGGTTGTTCCAGGGGAATTACCACCTCTAGCGGTGTGGTGGAAACGGAAATATCCTGTTTTCTTCTTGCTGCATATCTCACTTTTCACCATCCTTTGGCTTAACATAGCCTCCAAAAGAATCAACCAAACACGCTTTGGTTAAGCTGGTTACAATCTGCTGTGCCAACCACTGCGTTATGCGAAATTGACGAGCCATGGCTTCTGAAAACTCAACCTTCGTAACCGCAGCATTATTTTCGTCATAACCTTTGTTACGTAAATTTTGCTTTTTCACCTCAAATAGGTGACCAAGCACTCGCAATGCAGGTTCATAAAAAGATTGGATTTCACTTTGATGAAGAGAATCTTTGATTTGCTGTGTAAAGCTGCTCATGACACCTCCGCTAATGCTTGCTCAGCTTTTGTTAGGCGGCGTTTAGCGTTGAGCTCTGCTACTGTTGCTGTACGGATTTCTTTTGATGAAACCAGAATCAAATGATTCTCCGATTTGATAGTCCACAACCTAGTCAAAGTTTTATTTTTAACCTCAAATAAATCGTTTGATTTAAAACTTCGACACTCTTTAGTAAGTACTACAACGTCACCTATTAAAAAATCTGGTGAGTTGAGTTCGATTGGTTGTTCTGATAAATTGTTTGTGTTCATTTGATCCACCTCATTTGAATGCCTAACCACTCCTGTTCCCGCAGGTAGTGGTTTTTTAATATCCAAGCTTTTCTTTTTGACCACTGATTTCGTCATGAAATAAGTCATCCACCGTTTCTATACGGTTCATCCAGCTTTTAGACATAACTAAAAGTGCAGCAACACGTTCCTTATCAATGCTTTGATAATCTTTAGGAACGACTTTTAATCCAAGCAAACTCAATAGCTCGCAAAACATTTCAATTTCATTCAAGCCATTGTTTTTCTTATCTGTTTTAAGTCGAGTTATAGTGCTTGGATCAACTTTTAATTGTTCAGCAATCTCTTTTTGATTGCTTATATCAAGACCATGCAATATGCGGGATACGCCATTTCTGGCGCTTGCAGATATATCAACTGATAATTTGCTCATGGTTAGGTCCTAAGCGGTTAATGATCCAAGGTTTTTGCTTTTTGTCGTCTGGGGACGAAGTTCAATCCAAATATCTTGATAGTTATCAGGGAAAAGCTCTTTTCGTGTTGTTAAACCAAGATCTTCAGCAATAACTGCTAGCCTGATTTTTCTATCAAGGGGGATAGCTTTCCATCCACTAACTGATGACGGAGCAATCCCCAGAAGTCTTGCTACCGCTGTGACACCACCTAGCTTGTCTATAAGTTGTGCGTCATTCATAACGTGCTCCTAATTTTTCTTTAATTATTAGGCATTCCTTATATTAAATCAATAGGAATACCTAATTTTATTTATGTTAGGATTTCCTAACATTGTGAGGATAGTTGTATGAATACTCTTGCTGAACGACTTAGGTATGCCATGGAAGTTTTGCCACCTAAAAAGATTAAAGGTGTTGAGCTTGCTCGTGCAGTAGGAGTTAAACCTCCTTCTGTGAGTGATTGGCTGTCTGGAAAATCCAAAACAATGGAAGGTGAAAATTTATTACGTGCCTCAAAATTTTTGAATGTTAATCCTTCATGGCTTGCATCTGGCACGGGAGAGATTCAATCAAGCACGAGAGATAAATTTAAACAACTGGATATCGAAGAGTTCAAAAAGAAATACAACATTAGTGATAGTGATGAAGCTCTTTTATTTTCAACAATTATCGAAAAACCGTTTATCCCATCATCTAAGCGTTGGGTTCCTGTTAAGGCTTACTCCAAGATGGGCATGGATGGCTATTTCACAGATATGGGTTATGAAGGCAATGCTGGAGATGGGTATGTTCCAACTCACTCAGCAGGACCAAGAGCCTATGGTATTAAAGGCACTGGCGACTCAATGTTTCCAGCTATCCGTAATGGATGGTATGTGGTTTGTGATCCAGATGCGGAACTCGTGCCGAATGAGTTTGTTCAGGTATGCTTGAAGGATGGAAGATGCACAATTAAAGAATTTGTCGGCATCAATGGTGGGGTTTTAAGTTTGCTTTCTGTGAATGGTGGTGAGCGATTTTTCTTTGAAATGGACGAGGTTGAAAGTATTACCGCTATTACAGATATCGTGCCGCCAAGTCAGCATAGACAAGAACATCCTTATTCGCATTAATCACAGGAAGACTTATGGACAATTCAAAACGACCAATCAACCAGATTATTGCTCGCATCAATGATGCTGCGAAACATGGTGAAGCTTTGGTGCTAACAGCCGAAGAAGTAAAGATTCTTTCTAAAGATATTGGCGACAAGGTATTTATTCCAGTCCTTACAAATGAACAGGTTGTGCAGTTGGTTAAAGAAGGAAAACTTGGGCAGAAAATTAATAACACCAAAGATTAATAAGCTGTGAACCCGACACAGTCTTTACAACAGATCGGGTGGGGAAAATAATGAGTAAGACAGTTGTAAAAGACAAAACCGTACACTACAAAAAAGTAGACTTTCTAAAAGGCGCGAACCTTGGAAACTTACTTAAAGCCCAACTATTAGATAAAGACTCTTTTTATCATAAAGCTATTAATAGGCAGCAATTTGTATCGGCTACTAAAGATGATTTTATCCTTATAAATCACGCAAGTTCACATCAAAGTATGTTCTTTGGAGAGCTAATCATAGTGGAGTCTGGTAAAGCTCAAGCTGTTTTAAAAATAGACAATGATAGTGCTACCGAATTCCCAATCAAAACTTACTTAACGGAAGATTTACCTGATGATGAGGATGAATCTGTTGAAGTAGTGCGCAAAGAATTTATTGATAGTGTTTTATATTTTGGAGTGATTGATAATCATGTTGCAATTATTCAATCCAGATCATTAACAGCAAGAACTCTTGAGTCTTATTTAGGTTGGCTTTTGGGTGAAGCAGCTAAAGCCTTACCAGCGAATAGTGCCTTAATCTTAAAAGATGCTCCGAACCCGGCAATTAAAGAAAAATTGGAATCAACGCCAGCCAAGACCATCTCAATCTCATCTGGAATTGGATCAACAGAATTGCAACCGATTCACAAAATAGAGTCGAACGTACCAGCTAAGATTGATTACAAAATCGAAGAAAATGTGGTTGATGTTTTAAAAACTGCATTTGGTGTCGATTTGGATGATTTAAAACTTGAAGATGGCCTTGATGACGCTAATTTAAAGCTTAAATTAACACTCACCTATAATCGAAAAACATCCAAAAGCGGGCAAAAAGTAATTGATACTGTTGCATCATCTATGAGACATAATGATGATTATGTTATAACTCTTGAAGATGGTACTAAGGTCACAGCGGATAACTTAAAGATGAGTGGAAAAATATCTGTTGAAACAATCAATAATAAAGTTTATAACGACGGCCTTAAAGTTCAATTGTACAATTGGATGACTACCAATATTAATTTTGGTGATTAATCATGGCTAAACGCTACTTGCCGTTTTACAACAACGCTAAATTTATTGCATTAGTGTTAGTAGCTCTATTTGTCATTTTTTCAGTTACTTTTAAATTTCTTGCCCTTGATGTAAATATCAACTTGGTTCAATTTTCCTTTGTTTTGTTATTACCGTTAAGTCAAATTTATCTAGCCTACAAAGGTATGCTCGATGCATTGAAGCTTGATGGTTTAAATCAATCAGAGCGGGATCGCCTCACGTCTACTGTGGATATAAGGAGCAAATCATCACTATATGTTGCCATTTTATTTATAGTGATTGTTTTTGGAATGTATGTTTTCAATGCATTGAATTTACTATCAAATCAGCATCTTTTAGCATTAGTCTTATCTGTAGGCTTAACCTCAATATTAAGTTTCTTTTTGGCATGGAGTGATTTAAAAGAAATATCTATGCTTGAGAAAACCCTTAAGGCTCGTAAAGAGGCGAGAGAGGCCAGAAGCAAAGTAATGAGCAATAAATAAAAATCAAACACTACCCTTCTCACCCAACCCACCCCGTGTGGGTTTTCTTTTGTCTATTAAAGCACAAAAATTAGGTATTTCTAATTTTATTAGGAATACCTATTGACTTAATAATTAGGTTTACCTAATATTTATCTCACAGACAACAAAAAAGCACACCGCCCCTCCCCAGGTCCGATGTGCTTTTGCAAACTGCGAGATCAATTATGAACGTAAAAGCTACCCCTTTCAACTCCTTTGCATTTGTCAGCATGGCTGCTCTTGCAATTTCTGGTGGTTCTTTAGTTGCTTGCCAATTGCAGCCAGCTTTCCAAGCAAAAGAAGCCCCTTCTCTATTTACCCCTAAGACTCAACCAAGTACTTACGGTGTCTTAACTGCCAAAATCACAGGTAAACATTCTGGCGTTGCCGTAATCAAATTAGATAGTTTCCGTTTAAACGTTAGCTTTGATTTTGAAGCTCATCCAGACAGTTACGGCGTTCCGGGTTCTGAATTCACTGCTGTTGAAATTACTCAACTCACAGTAAATGAAATTACTGATGTTAATGGTAAGTCATATAACGATTTCACCGAATTTGAAGACATCCGAAACATCAATGGCCTTCTAAAAGGCTTCATCGAACGTAACAAGTTGGTGGAGGCTTAAAGATGTCTAATTTCAAAAAGCACCCTGACGGCTACAAGTCATTTTTAGGCCGTGATGATAAGGGCCTCTACTCTGTTCGCATTGGCTGGCAAGTGTACGCATCTAATGCTAATGGCTCAGTTCTTTACAAAGTTAAAGACGGATTTAAGACGCCTTTAAATGTGTTCAGGTTCCAAACTGACTATCCAAAAGTTTGGAATGAACTCACACAAGAAATTGATTTCCAACGCAGAAAGCAGCTCGCAATAAAACTGCGTGAAACAAACATCCCTACTTATGACCGCAAAGCATATAAGCAAAAACGCGGTTTTACAGGCTCAAGATAAGGATAAGAATAATGGCTCTACCGATTATTACTGCTGACCAAACTTTATTGGTTCAAGCAATTATTGTGTACCTATACGCTGATCCGGGTTTAGGTAAATC